GAGCCGGTCAGCGAGGACGAAGTGATCGCCGCCATGGACGCCCCTATGGTACGCGTCAAGCTCAACTGGGACATGGGCACGGGTTATGCCTGGAAAGATGTGCGCCTGCTACACGCCGGCGACCTGGGCTGGTATACCGGACCGTTCCCTGACCTGCTCGCCCGCAATGACGGTAAAGCCCCACCCCCACCCGACCAGCCATACGGATACGGGTATGTCAGTTTAGACGACGCACGCACCGCGCGTGATAAAGTAGCCAAAGGAGACACAGAGTGAGCGATAAGCGACAGCGGTTCGAACGCTGGTTTTGTAAGAGATTTCCATGTCAGGGCGAACTACTAAAGAAAAGTGTTCACCACAATCATTATGTGTACGCATTCACAGACAATCTGTGGGCGTGCTGGCAAGACGCACAAAGTGAGGTAACCGAGAATGAATAACGCACAGATCGCCGATGCATTAGAAAGCCTATTATGGCCGAACATGTCGATCGGCAACAAAGCCATTATCAAAGCTGCAGTAGAGGCATTACGACGCCCTGTCGACATGAAAGACATTCCGCGTTATGAGCCGGAAGGATATCATATTGATGAAGCGTACATGGTCGCCGATCCAGAAGGTGAATCACTTGACCGTGACGAAGTTATCAATTACCTGCGCTCTATCGGCCTGGAGGTAACCGCCGATGGCACAAATTAAACCCGAATCTGTCGCTGTCGTGTTCAGTGACGCCAATACCGGTAAAGCGTATGCCCGCGTGCTTACTGACTTTGAAACCAGACTGGTACTCGCACAACTCCAGGCTCTTGACGACGATAAACTCAACGCCCGGGAAGTCGAACCGTTCATATTGCGGAGTGTTAAAAAATGAGTGATCTGTCAATGAAAGTCTGCGAATGGATGAGTATGGGTAAAGTCGGCGTCAGTTCGGCTACTATGGCGTCGATCGCACTGGGTCTGAAGAAACCTGTTTACGGTACCCATTTCGGCTATCCGTACGACCCGGCTGATCTGAACCGCTGCCGTATACTCGTCAAACATATCCCTGAGATACGCGACAGCTTTAAGAAGATAGGACGCCGTGTGCCCGGGTTCAAACCAACCCTCGACAACTGGGATGAACTGATCGCCTTGCTCGATGAAGAAGTACGAGAAGATACAGGTCGTGCACCGCGCACATACGCCAGAATGAAAGAACTGCTCGGGAGACACGCATGACCACAATATACGATTTCATCGCCGATCCATTCAAAGCTGTGCGCGCCGGCTATCGACCGACATACATGACGTGCGTATCGGCGGTAGCTAATCGCGGATCGGATTTTGTAAAACATACCATTCGTGAGGTGTTAAAGTTCCGAAACGTACTACGCTGGACAGTCGCTGAACTTCTCGTCAATCTTTTGCTTATCTGCATGTGTATTCTATCTGTTGTAACCTTCCCGGTCGGCATATGGTTCTGGGGCTGGATACAGTATCTCAATGTGCAACATGCGATACGTGCTGATGAACGAATAGACGCACTTCATCGTTAAACCAGACCGCCCACCCCGGGCGGTTTTTATTTATTGACACTATAAAATAATTGTGCATAATGTATATCACACCCACATGAGGAGATTATTGATGAACACACCACGCTATACCGAAAAGACTGTACAGAAGTTTCTTGACTACCTGAACGAGATCGGGCTGTCAGTGTACGGTCAGGCAATGAATGATAAAGGTGAAAAACAACACGGGTGCATGGACTATGACGCAAAAACCATCGTCCTGCTTCGTAAAACGAGGATGAATAAATGAAACGTAAAGACGCAGGAATGGACATCAGTTCGTCATATCGCAGCCTGGAAAATGAAAACGCAGTATCACACTTACAAGCCGCCGAATCGCTGCATGAAATTTCGGTCAACACACCAACACTGCGCGATCAGTTCGCCATGTCAGCGCTGCAGGGCATGTTGACCACAGCAGGCGGGCCGTGTTTACATGGATTGGACGGTATTGAATTACAGACAGCCACAGCAGCATACCGCCTGGCTGACGCAATGCTGGAGGCACGGAAATGAAAACTGTATATCTGGTCGTAGAAGATAGTTCAATGTTGAATGAACCAACAAACGGCGCTGTACATCCTGTTGCTGCTTTCTCCACAGAAGAAAAAGCACAAGCTTGGATTGATAGTAAAGGGATTGTTGCGAGTAAAACCTGGGCGGCTAATACTTATGACCCGCGATATTATCCTTTTCCATATAGCATAATGGAACTTGATGTAGACGAGTAACAAAAAGCCCGCTTAGTGCGGGCTATTAAATATCCATACTGCTTGTGCGAATCCTCTAGGCGTAGCGGACCTGATATTTTTAGTCCGTGTCGACTTTCCACCGCAATATTTCCACCCCGGGTTATCTTGGTAAAAAGGTTCTACTCTCATTTTTACAGGCTGTACAAAGCCGTTACCACACCAGATACAAGTGCTTTTATTATAGCGATCCTGAACCGGGTAAACTTCCGGATAAACGGGGTGCGGCGAGTCACAGTCTAAGTAACCGGCATAGTCGCAAGGGTTAAACGTGAAATCCGGCAATCTGTATAAATTTGATAATGCCCCTACCGGATTTTCAAAGCACCATGGACATTCCAGTGCATTACCGACCTTTTCAACGAGCAGTGCAAGACGTTTTGCCTTGTTCTGAAAATCCGGATCCGCTTCTCGTTTGTCTTTCCACCAACGCGCGCCGGCGACAGTCAGATCAGTACACTCCGGAAATCCGATTACGATTTCGGCGTTTATAACCTGACTTTTTATCCATTCCGCATGTTCATCACACTGGTCATGGTGAAACCACATCCCGACTTTCACCATGTTACCTTCACGCGTAATACCTTCAGGATGTTGCCCGTCGAATAACCAGCATTCATATCCGGCATCTATCCATGGACGGGCAGCGATGCCCGTCACGTCATACAGAAACACAGCACGTTTAGTCACGCTGCACCTCCAGCAAACGGGTTCTGCGACTTCCAGTACATATCAGCAATTTCCCCCGGCGCTTTGATATTCAGCAGGTCTTTACGGATTTTATCGACGTAGAGGCGCGGCTTACCTTCCCCTGCGATCGCATTATTCACACGTCCGTTGTTCAGGTTAGGGTGCTGCACGTAGCCGATATCCTCCAGAGTCTGTTTGCGCTTATTCGGCGGCAGGAAGCGTTCCAGCCCTTTGCTTTCCAGCAGTTTGGTCAGATGGTAACTGCTGATCCATCCGTCACAGAATCCCGGCATCTCGCTATCTACAGCTTCCATGATTTCCTGTTCAACGCGTCCCAGTGATACTTTTTCCGCTTCGCGCTGGCTGGATGTCTCCGGTGCACGCTGACAGAATGTTTTCGGGTTGAATTCATCCGGTATCTCGTATTCAGACAGGAAGTGTGCGATCACTGCCCAGCCGCCGTTGTCAGCCCACTCATACAGACGATAGAAATAATCCGGCGGCATGTCATCGCGCTGCAGATCTTCAACGCTCTGTTGCGCCGTGTACAGCATGGCATAGCGGCGGCCGTTACGTTTAATCGGCACGCAGTCACGGTGGTTTGAGAAGCAGATAAAGTTCGCACGGTTATCGCCGGTCGTCTGGTCGATACCTTTCTGCTGGATTTGAATGCGCTTGTTGGTGATCATTGGCTTCATTCGTTCCAGCAACGTGTGCTTGTCGTCAGTTTTCAGTTCTTCCACGATGACGAGCAGGTTACCCTGCAGCCAGCCGTTAAACTGTGATTCCAGATCTGACGCTTCCGGGACATGCGTGTAGCGGCGGCCGACGGCGTGTGACAGCGCTGTACCGATAAATGACTTACCATTACCTTCCGCGCCCTGCACCACAGGACACCATTGCGCCTTCATACCCGGATACTGAACGCACGCAGCCATATAGGACAGCAGGATCACCCGATCACGGTCATTCGGCAGCAGCTTAGCCAGATGGGTAAGGAAAGGCGTCGCGTCGCCTTTGATGCGGTCGATATACGCCGGCGCGTAAATGTTCACCAGGTCGACACCTTCGTCGTTCACAATGGCACCCGGCAGCGCTTCAGGGCGAAAACACGGTCCCCATGCTTTCGGGAATTCGTGCCCGCGCGACAGGGTGAACGCTTCATGTGCTTTGAAGGTGAATTTGTCGAACTGCAGATCCAGAACAAACTGATAGCCGCTGTATCGTGCGCTGAACGCTTCGGGCTTCATTATCTGACCGTCAGGACACAGGAAGCGGTTTTGTGCTTCCAGGTAGACCACACCGCGGAAATATTCAATCTGTCCGGGGATATCCATGACGTTACCGCCGGGGATTTGCGGTTTGTGCGGGCGCGCAGACGGCTTCGGGACGTCAGGTGGCGTCGGTACAGGGAAAAGCATTGCCGGGTGCATACTACCCTGTGCTTTGCTGGCGTAGGCGTAGGCGTTGGCAACTTTCAGTGTGAGTTCAGAGATATCCCACGGTGGTTCGCAGCGCGGGTTCCAGTGCTCCATCATCAGTTCGACACACTTCGCCTCGGACAGACCGTACTCGCGCACCCGGGCAGCGGTGGCGAAAGTCGTCTGATCGCCGTTCGACCCTTCTACGGCCGGATGAGCATTTGCCAGGTAGCCGACTGCGGTGTTGATACTGAACGCGTCGTCAATTTCCAGCGCAACTTCACCGCGGGTAACCGGACCGGTAAAGGATGTTGGCGCGAGTTCCGGCAGACCGGTCGCGATATCTTCGAGCTGATAGCGGATCGCACCGTTAGATGAAACGATGGAATATGACTGCGGGTTACCCATATCTTTCCAGTGGAGGAAACCGGGCACACGCATAACGCGAGATGGGTTATGGATCGTCTTGTCGGACTTATACTGTGCGATAAGACGTTTCTGCATGGTTGACCATGCGCCCATGTCGACCGCGCCGGCGTGCAGCAGCCAGTATGCGTGGTGACGCTGACCATCCGATCGACTGATGATGATTGACGGCGGGATATGCCAATGCTCCGGCAGTCCACCTTCGTCAATGTCAATAAAACAGGCGCGCGCCATCATGATAGAGCCGTCTGACTGACCGCCCTGATTGATAACCATGTACACACCGTACAGTGCTGAGTTATCAGCTTGTAATTGCGGCATCACCTGGTCAAGCGTACCGTGATAGTTATGACCGCAATAGAGCGGCTTGCCACCTTCATCGCGCGCCTTACGCATATCTTCAGGATCAGCAAAGGTACGCCAACAGGCAGGCTGTCCGCCTGTCAGTAAATTATAGAATTGTTCCATCGGCTCACTCAGTTAAAGTTATGGGTTAGCGCTTTCTACCGCGGCGTTCCACCCTTTACGGAAATAGTTACGGTTATTTGTGCAAAGGTGCGGCTCATCATCCGCCGGGCGCGGGTCGCGCATATCACGACGTTCCGGGATACGGGTTGCACAACGCAGCCAACCTTCCCACATTAACGACGTTAAACCTGACTCGTAACCATCTTGATCGTTACGCGACGTATTCAAATCATCAAACGACGACTCGAACAACTGACGCTCATAGTCGAGGTTCATAAAGCCACCACTTTACCCAGGTTGTCGCCATGGGTCAGCACAACCGGCACCTCGGAAATGTTCTGCAAGTCGATGAACAAATCACCTTCAGACAGTACAACCAGTGGGTCCAGAAAGCGCAGTGCTTTGGTGAATGCAGCGCCGGCGGTTTGCATCACATAGCCTGTGTCGGTCGACTCAACGGACAGACCGGTAGGAATGCGCACACGGTGCCCCGCTGGAATAATGACAAAGTTGTCAGGTTGTACGTTCAGTTGCACCGACTCGTTTTTATGGGTAAACGCGATCACCGGGTTGTCTTTCAGATAAGCAGTAATTGAATCAACCGTGGCGTCAGAATAGATTTGCAGCATATTATTTAGCTCCCAGTTTAATTACAGCGCGCTGCCAGCGCACAGCGCTGATCACACGACGTTCGATGGACATTGCCAGTTTGACGGTACGTTCAGTAACCATACAGGCTTCTGCTACCGCCGTGATGCCGTGTTTATCAACAAGGGCTTTAACTTCATCTTTCATATTTTACACACCGGAGTTAATTAGTTTATAATACTGTACCACAGACGGCGCGAAAGTAAAGAGTCCGCCCAGTTTTCTGACATTATTACCGAACGCCATCTGCGCAACGGCGCGCGCGTCGCCAGGTGTGAGGTGCCAGCCCGGTTCTTTTACCTCGACCGCCGTGAACAATCCCCATACCTGCCCGATATGTTGAGGCATAACCATCCGCGGCGTGATGCCGATCAGATCTGACGACTTCCAGACTTTGTTCAGTTTTTTACTGACGTTACCCAGTCCGTATCGTATCTGGCGGCCTGTATCGTCCACACAGGCACCGTTATTGTTTCGCCACAGTGACGCGCCGTGTTTTGGTGCCTCCAGGATAATCTGTGCCTGCACTGCCGCCTCAGACTGATAATTCACGGCGTCCGGTGTGTAGTCGCTCACCGGTTCAAGTATCTCAATCAGTTCACGCAGCGCCGCGCCGGTAACGCCGTGCTTATGCGCCCATTCAGTCAGTGTGATCATACAAGCGGCTCCGCGTCAGGGTTGCGTTGATGGTATGCTATCAGTAATTCGTACTCGGAATAATAAATTCCATTGCGTGTCGTACCGGCGCATGGATCGCAGAATACGCCCTCACCCATCACGATAACGAATTCCCATTCAGGCATTGCGACTAGCTGTGCGATCCTGTTATCACACTCCTGTCGCTCAACAAGTTGTTTAATGTATTCACCGAGTACAGTTGTCATTTAAAACCTCTACCTGTCAGTACGCGATCGTGTGTGACCAGCGCTTCGGTCTTGTTAGCGATACGCAATCCTTCAATCGCACACTTGACATCTTTAGACCACTTTGTACCGTCGTCAAAATAGAAACGGTGGATGTTCAACACGACTTCCATCATTTTTAATGCCGTTAAAACCCTCTGCTGTTCTTTCACGCCGCTACCCCCATCTGTAATAAGTGGTCACGCACCCGGTCTGTCAGCGATTCAGCGTCAGCGCGACCCAGCGCCTGGGCGGACAGTACGTCGGTGCCGAATTGCTGCCAGAAAGTGATCTGCGCCTCACGCAGTCCACAGCCCAGCGTGCCCATATAGAAATCACCGTATCGCTGCATCACGTCGCGCAGGACGATCTGTGCTTCCATGCGTAAACGGTGTTGCTTCGCTGCGCCCGCCGCGGCAATTTGTGGTGCACCTGCTGCCAGGAAACGGTTTTTCACAGCGTCCGGTGATTCCATTACGCGGTCAGCCTCACCGCGCATCTGGGCGAGTATCTCCGGCGTCAGTTCAGTCAGGTCACCTTCCACCTGTTCCAGTGTCCTCGGTTCGGACGCCGCGCGCACCCTTTCACCACAATGCGGGCAGATACTGTTGCGCGCCGGGAACGGCTGGAAGCATGATACACAGACTGTCAGTTTTTCAGCACCGCTGTCGGATTTCGCACGACGGTCACGACGGTCTAGCGTCCACTCAACAGGTTTATCTGGTAGATCGTGGCGTATAACATTACCCACATGGTCAATAATTAGTGCTTTTTCTTTACCTTCCAGTATGCGCAGTGCGCGGCCGAACTGCTGCACATATAATCCGTAACTCTGTGTTGGTCGGGCAAATGACACAGCTTCAATTGCCGGAAGGTCGAAACCTTCCCCAAGTAAATCACAGTTCACGATTTGTAAAATTTCACCTTCTTTAAACTGTCTGATCAACTTGTTGCGTTCCGCTGCTGAATTTTTAGCTGATAACGCTGCAGCAGGCACCCCATAATCCCGAAAACGTTGTGCGACTTCTTCAGCATCATTAACATCCACTGTAAAAGTAACACCGCGTTTCCCTGGTGCAATTTTAATATATTGCTCAACCACATCACCTACCAGACGCGATTTTTTCACGGCGTCCTGCAACTGATTTTTCTGGAAATCACCTGTTGATTTGCTGATCTCAACCTGGTCAAGTCTTAAATCAGAGGGAGGGCAAAAAATACGATAGTCTGTCAAGTAGCCCATTGTAATCAACTCACGCATAGACGGTCCGACAATCATCTTGTCGATCAATCCGTCTGCGTGGCGTCCTAACCCTTTGCCATCCGCGCGGGACGGAGTAGCTGTTACAATCAACCCTCGCGCACCAGCGGCGTCAAATACAGAACAAGGTTTACCCCATTTATTTTCCCTCAGAACATGATGACCCTCATCCGTCGTCCAGGTTAAATGCGCGCCTATTTTTTTGAAGTATTCAACATCCTCGTTACTGAGCGAATCAATAGAGGACACATACACATTCTTTACACGCGGACTGTAAAAAGAAGTGCCGAAGGTTTCTGTGTGTGCTGTGCTGATATAACGCAAAGATGTTTTCGAACAGATCAAATTGTGCATTATCCCTTCGGCAGCCAAAGCCATGCTGATCTGTCCGATTAGTTCATGGCGATGAGCCATGAGTAATGACACACGATCTGCTTCACGTTCAATACGTGTCACACGAGCCTTACAGCGTGTTTTTCCCGCACCTGTACTCAGCACGTCGCACACAACCTTGTGACCTTCATCCCAGGCGCGATATGTGTCGTCAATAGCCCGCTGTTGATACGGGCGCATAGTTATGGTCATTGCATCTCCGGATGACAATTTTTACAGTAACATGCTTCACCACTGATCTTTCCCCAAGTACAGTCAATATCAGCCTTCAGTACGTTGTATGCAATTCGCATCGCCTGCAGATACCACCCTTCGTTAATGCTGGTGCATTTCTCCAGGTGTTCAATCAGTTCTTTTGCTTTCTCGGCGGTCAGCGTTTTCATTTTATCCACTCCCATTTAATTACTTTAGCCAGACCGATCCGGAAACCAGATAAACCTTGCCATCTGTTCCCTGACCAATACGCCGCACCTTTTCTTTTTGTACGGTCAGACCGTAGTGACTGTGTGACAACCACAACTGGTTCATAAGGTTTCGGATATTCTCCATTACCGGGATATCCAATTACAATGTCATCGCCCATATCGTACACCTCGCAGATTTATTTTACGATTTTTATGATAATTCACTTGCACACAATCCGCAACTATTTTATAGTCTGTTCCGTAGACAACAAAGCGAGGTGACAAATGAGTCTGGATATCAAAGTAAAAGCAGGCAGTATTGAGAGTGTCATGTGCGCCGGTGGTTACCGGTCTAACCAAATTGAAGTCGAAATGTCAGACGTCGAACTGTCCGAGTGTGTACCAGTTGATGAAATCGTCGGTGAATATGACCATGACGATCTTCTCTCTGCAATCGGCGACGACAAAGTGGCGCGCTGGCTTGAAAGTCAAGGCTTTACTGTAAACGAGGAGTGACAAATGGCTGTTAAATTTAACTTTGAAGAACTGAACGGCGCGATGACCACCGTGACCTGTTCAGGACTGAGTCGTGAAAACGCACACCGTATTCTTTCCGGCGCGCACTTCAGCGATACCGGTACCTTTATGCTCAACCACGACGACGGTACGGACATCTTCACGCTGTCCAAATACAAACGCGTCAACTTCCGTGAGGTGACAGAGTGATCCCACTCGTAGCGACAATCGATATGGAAACACTCAGCACAGAGCATAACGCCGCGTTGCTGAGTATCGGTGCGGTGATCCACGACTTCGGCACCGGGCAACAGGTTGACACGTTCTACGCGAACATCACGCCTGAATCGTCAATCGCCGCCGGGCTGGATGTGAGCGAGTCAACAAAAGCGTGGTGGACTAAACAGGGTCAGGCTGCACATGATGTCCTGTCTGTTGACCAGCGCCCGTTACGCGACGTACTGGTAGACTTTACCAAATGGTTAGCCGGACACGGTGTGCAGTATGCGATCGGCAACGGTCCGCGCGCTGATAACCAGTGGTTAGAGTCGGCGTGTAAAGCAGTAGGTATGCAGTCACCGATTAAATACTGGGGCGATCTGGATATGCGCACGCTGACGTTTATCGGCACGCATATTCTCGGACTCGACCACTGGCACAACACGTTCAAAGGTGTTAAACATAACGCCCTGCACGATGCAATTAACGAAGCAGAATTCTGCAACGCTGTATTTCAAAAACTTATCAACAGGAAACCAAAAGAAATGGCTGAATTTACACTGAGCATTAAAACCGAAAGCACTTCCGAGCTGGCTGACATCGTGGCAAAACTGAACGGCGCGCACACCGCACCGGCAGATGGTATCGTGAAAACACCTATTGAAGTTCCAGCCGACGGTAAAACGTACCAGACTGACATGTCTACGGGAGTTACCACTCCAGCACCGGTTCCACAACCTGAACCGCAGGATGACGAGCCTACCAACGGTGCACCGCCAGCAACAGATAAAAACGGTCTGCCATGGGACGAGCGTATCCACGCTGGCACTAAAGCACTGAACACAGATGGCACGTGGAAAAAACGCCGCGGTGTTGACGATGCTACTGTTGCCACTGTGACTGCTGAACTGACCGGCGCAGCGCCGCAACCGGAACCTACTCCGGCTCCGCAGCCTGATCCAACTCCTGCTCCGACCCCGGCTCCACAGCCTGAAACTGCACCGACCCCGGCTCTAGTGCCGAGCACTAACCGTATTCAGGACTTCCAGCAGATTGTGCAGGAACTGCAGAAAGCCGGTACCGCAGCGGCGGCTGACTATATGCCAAAATATCACGGTCAGATCGTCCAGACTCTGCTGAAACTGTCCGGCGTGACCACGGTGCCTGAAGCGACCACCGAGCAGATGCAGAAAATGTACGAAGTGCGTGATCAGATTATCGCTAACCTGCCATCTATCGTCGCCGGCGTACCAATCGCTGACCTGGTCAAGTAATCCATTCAGCCCGCTCTGGCGGGCTTTATTTAAGAGGTGAGCAATTATGACAATTAACGATTTAAACGGTGCGGAACTCGACGTTTTACATAAACTTTTTCGTTTTGGCGCATGTGAGAGCGGCGATATCCCCGCAAAATCCGGTAGAGCAGGACTTATAGCTAAAGGTTTAGCTGAGGTTAACAATTTCACTTTTCAAGGCGAAGATTATTATCTGACTTGCCTTACAGGAGCAGGACAAAACCTCGCATTGAATCACTATCGTCGTGTGACGGGTGAATAAAATATGTCACACGCAACGTTAGGCGGGTCGTCATGTTATCGCTGGGCTAATTGTAGCGGTTCTGTTGCCCTTTTACATCTGGCACCGCCTGATGTTGAGAGTGATGCCGCAGCAAGAGGCAGCGCTATTCACTGGGTCGACGAGACACGCCTGAATCACTGGAAACAGCACGGTCGTGATTTCGATGGTATCTGGCCATCATACGCACCGAACGATGTCAGTCTGTACGAAGACATGTTCCTGGAAAGCGATACGTACGTTGATTACGTTGTGGATCACTGCGCGCTGAACTGGGACAACACGTTTATTGAACAGCGTGTCAGTCTGTCTGACGACATGTACGGCACGGCCGACTGTATCAACTACAGCCCGTTGTACCGACATCTGGACGTATTTGACGCGAAGCACGGTCGACTTTTTGTACCAGCGGTCGATAACCACCAGTTAGCGTTTTATCTGATCGGCGCGGTGCGTTACATTCAGGAACGCGGGTGGCCTTTACCGGAAACTGTGACCGGTCATATTATTCAACCGTTGTGCGGTGAGCCGCGCACATGGAATTTAACGCTGCAGGAACTTTACACCTGGTGGGTAAAGATATTCGAGGCGGCACAGCGCGCCGGTGAGCACACGTTTAACGTCGGGTCATGGTGTGAGTATTGTCCGGGGATGGCGTCGTGTGAAGCGCACTGGTCGCGCACAGAGCACTATCTGAAACAGGTGATCGTAATGACTGAATTACAGAATCCCACGCCTGAGCAAATGGCGGAACGCAAACGCCTGCTGGATGAGGCGGCAACATTTATCAAATCGCAACAGGATGCGGTTGATAAACTGGCTTTCCACATGGCAGAAAACCAGGGTAAGCATATCCCGGGTTACAAACTGGTGCAGCGCAACACGCACCGTAAATATGTCGAAGGCGCATTTGACATCCTTTGCGCAATGCGGCCGGACCTTGTTGAGAAGGTTAGCAAGCCGCGCGAGTTAATCAGTCCGGCAAATCTCGATAAAATAATTGACAGCGACGTATCAAAGCTGTTAATCTTTAAACCAGACAGCGGCAAACGTTTAGTCGCATCTGAACAACCCGGCGCGGCAGTCGCGTCAAAACTTTCTGAATGGTTCAACGGAGCATCGAAATGATTTTATCTGACGGCAAAGTGGTAACAAACGAAGTGATTCTGGCTTTTGAAAACCTGAAAACTCCTGATGACAAAGGTAAGTACACGGTTAAGGTTTTATTGAAAAAAACTGACACCCAGGTTGTTCAGGAAATCACGCAGTTGTTGCAGAACAAAGCTACTGAAAAACAGGTTTTCTTCAACAACCCATTCACGCCGGGTGCACAATGGCATGACGGCGATGTGTATCGTAATAAATCCGGTGTGCAGGTTGAAGCATACAAAGGTTACTGGGTGTTGAATGCCAAGTCAGGATATCCGGTCGGTGTGATCAACCTGAATGGTCAATCGATGGATCTGAATTTTGAGCACGATAAACTTTATTCCGGGGCTGGCATCAAGATTTGTGTTGATGCGTACGATTACGAAAACTCCGGTAATAAAGGCGTTTCTCTGGGCTTGCAGGGTGTTCAGGTTGTCAACTTTGACAAAACTCAGCGTCCACAGATCGCCGAAGCGTCCGGTGGCGGTATGAACGCACAGGCACTGGCAAATGCTTTCGGTGTGGCTCAGACCGCTGCAGCGCCTAACCCCAATCCGGCACCTGCGCCTGATTTCCTGGCTCCGCCACCAGTCAAAACGCTGATTCAGACCGGCGCGCACACTATTGAAGCATTACGTGCTGCAGGATGGGGCGATGACCAAATGGTTGCCGCCGGTCACGCGAAATGGAGCGCGTAAGTTAATTAACAGGGCGGCGCAAGCCGCCTTATTTTTTTTAAGGTGAGCGAATGAAAATCACAGAATCAGCTTTCTTGTCGGCGCTAACTTACGACCCAGATACAGGCTGGTTCACCTGGGAAGTGAGTCGACCCGGACGCTGGAAGATAAAAAAAGGAAGCCGGGCAGGAGGATTAACAAAAAATCAATCCGGTAAATATTATCGAACAATCATGTTTTCTGGACAGCCTGTTTTAGAACATCGGTTGGCATTTTTGTTTATGGAAGGGCGTATGCCCCCGCTAAACATACGAGTAGACCACATAAACGGAGACGGTACAGATAACAGATGGATAAACTTAAGATTGGTTACGGACGTCGTTAATAGCCAAAATTTAAGGAAATACAAAACAATACATCTGGCGTAACAGGTGTGAAGTGGAACAAGAAAAAAAGAAAATGGCAATCACAGATCGACATTAATAAGAAAAGAGTTCATTTAGGTGAATTTCATTGCTTGTCTGACGCAATTGAAGCGCGCAAAAATGCCGAAATTACATTCGGATTCCATAAAAACCACGGGAGTGACCGACCATTATGAATCCCCGCGACTACCCATACGATATTGAAACCTACCCGAATACTTTCACTTTCCGGGCAACACATGCTGCCAGCGGGAAGAAATACTGCTTTGAGATTTCCGACCGCCGCGACGACCGCGCACAACTTTTCCAGTTCATCCGCTATTTACAGCAGGTGAAAGCCCGCATGATCGGTTATAACAGTCTGTGGTTTGACTGGGAGGTCGTACAGTGGCTGATGGAAAACCCTTACGCGACGGTCGCACAAATCTATAACAAAGCGATGAATCGCATTAAAGGTGACGGGTCATACCCGATGTGGGCTGACCGACGCCTGGTCGAGCAGGTCGACCTGCTGAAGATCCATCACTTCGACAACAAAGCCAAAGCGACAAGCCTGAAAGCACTGGAAATTGCGATGCGGATGGAAAGCGTCGAGGATCTACCTTTCCCTGTCGGAACTTATCTCACGGATGAACAGAAAGATATTCTGTTGTCATATAACGACCACGACGTCGACGCCACCACTGAGTTTTATAAAGCATCATATAAAATGATCGCATTTCGTGAAGAACTGACTGTGAAATACGGTTCTGACTTCATGAATCATAGTGACGCGAAAATAGGTTCCGACATTCTGGCAATCGAACTGGAAAAGGCCGGTATTCCATGCTATGAGAAAAACGCCGCCGGACGCCGAGTTCCGCGTCAGACGCCGCGATCGTCTATCAACCTTGCTGAATGTATTTTTCCTTACGTACGGCTTGAGCACCCCGCTTTCAGAATGATTCTCGACTACCTGGTTGCACAGACTATCCGTCAGACTAAAGGTGTGTTTTCCGATATCAGTTGCACGCCGGAAATGGTCAGGTGGATGGATCCGAAGAAAGTGAAAGTATGGGTTAAAGGTGCGAAGAAACCGCGGCGCTTGTGCCACATCCCGCCTGAAACCGACATGACCGGGGCGAAATACATCGCATCAAGCCTGCACTGTCGTATTGACGGGTTCAACTATGAATTCGGCACCGGTGGTCTGCACGCTTCGTTACACCGTGAAATCGTCCACAGTACTGACACGCACAAAATCATCGACCTTGACGTAGCATCGTATTACCCGAACCTGGCGATTAAAAATGTCATATTCCCTGAACATTTGAGCGACGTATATTGTAAAACTTCTGACGATTTGTTTCACGAAAGACAACGTGTAGGAAAGAAAACTACCATTGGTGGGGCTATTAAGCTCGCACTAAACACCGCATACGGTAATAGCAATAATGAATACAGTTTTCTTTTTGACCCTAAATACACCATGTCAATTACAGTATCCGGTCAACTGTCACTGTGCATGCTGGTTGAACAGTTAATCAAAGTACCCGGGCTGCGGATGATCCAGTGCAATACTGACGGTATTACCTTCCATTGCCCTGTTGAGTACATCGATCATGCTCACAATCTACGGGTGTGGTGGGAAACGGTGACTAAACTTGAACTGGAGGAAGCAAGATACAGCCGATTTTTCATCAGGGATGTCAATTCATACGAGGCCTGTTATGACAGAGATTTTCATACTTTCGATGAAGAAGACAAATACTATAAACGCAAAGGCGCATACGAATACAAACGCGAATGGCATAAGGACCACTCCGCACTTGTAATACCTAAAGCAGTTGAAGCCTATCATATTCACGGTACCGATATCGCAGCGTTCATCTTCAGCCATAGTGATCCATTCGACTTTATGATCCGCGGTAAGGTGAACCGTGACTGCTCACTGCACATGGTGTACCCGAACGGTTATCAGGAACAGTTAGCCAATACTATACGCTATTATGTGTCGAACACCGGCGGTGCGCTGATTAAGCGCAGTATCCCCAAAGGCGTACCGGGCACCTGGAAGCGCAAAACTAAAATTACCGACGAGTACTACGAGCAGATACTTGCTGAGATAATCGGTCAAGCCGGCGATCAGGATATTGCAGGCGTTCCGCACGATACGCGCATTCACACGAAGAAGAAAAGCAAATGGGACAACGTGACCGAAACCGGTCTGTGTTCCGGACAGCTTGTATCTGACTGCAGCCGCGCGTCGGCGTTCGAATGGTCCAATGTGAATTACAAGTGGTACATTGACGAAGCGTATAAACTCGTAATAAAATAATTATTACTAACGTTAAGAGGACTTGTTTTATGGCAGTTTACCAGTTAGAAATTCCGGCCAAAGAGCGCGCTGCGCTCGGTAAGCGCTGGGGCGTAACCGGGCAGTCAGTTTACAACTGGCTGTGCGACAAACCTGTTGCCGGCAAACGTCGCATGCTCGACCTGGCGATCAAAGGTATGAGCGTTGCGCCAAACCGCACGCCGATCGAAAACCTGCGCAACGAGTGCGAGAAGCGCGGCATGTACCTGTACCAGTTTTACCAGATTATGGCGGCCGGCACCCAGACGAAGATTAAATGCAGCGACCCGGAACGCGTCAGCCTGATCCACGACGTGCTGCGTGGCATTGACATCGTCGGCGTCGACAAAGTGCTGGCGGAGTTACCGTGCGCCTGATCTACATCTGCGGACCGGTCGATGCGTTCGAACAGCACCCGTACAAGCGCCAGAATGAGGTGCGTGATAACCTGCAGGCAATCCGTGATGCATGTATGCAGGTTATCATCCATCGCAGTGACTGGTTGCCTGTAGCGCCACAGCTTACGTTTGGCGAATGGCTGTTTGACCACCGCTACCGTCTGCCGCTGTTGCCGGATTGCATGGAACTGCTTGTACGCTGTGACGGTATGCTGGTGCTGGACGGGTGGGAAATGGACGCGCAGTGCTCGAAAGAGATCCGCAAAATGCGCGAGATGAATAAACCGATTTTTAACAGTGTGAGCGAGATATTGAAATGATAATTAACCTGGATTGTCTGTTAGGGATGCGTACCTGCCTTGCTGATAACAGCATTGATGCCGTGGTGACAGACCCACCATACGGACTGAGTAAAGAGCCGGACATGATGGAAGTCATGAAACACTGGATGAACGGTGACGACTACGTGCACACCGGCGGCGGGTTTATGGGTAAGTCGTGGGACAGTTTTGTACCCGGTCCGTCAATCTGGAAAGAGGTTTTCCGCGTACTGAAACCCGGCGGTCATTTACTCGCATTTTTTGGTTCACGCACGTATGACCTTGGCACCCTGGCAATCCGTCTGGCTGGGTTTGAAATCCGCGACCAGATTATGTGGGTGTACGGTTCAGGTTTCCCTAAATCGTTAGATGTGAGTAAGGCTATTGATAAACAAGATGCGTCAAATTCAAAACGAGAAAAACAATTAATTTTTACAAAGTTCATAAGGGACAATGAACTCTCTGCGGCTTTCATAAATGAAATGACACAAACAAATATGGGGTCACATTACACAACCTCAGCAAGTCAACCATCTATCGCCACACGTGAACATTTTGAAAAATTACGCCCTTTTTTGAAATTAGAGGTACCCGCAGAAATAGAAAAAATGGTTGATGAAAGAACCGAAGAATCTGTGAACATGAAAAATCGCGATGTAATCGGAAGAAGTTCAAACGGTATTGCTGGCGGAACAGGTGAGTTCACAGCAGGAAACGCTGGTACAGTAGGTTATAAAGGTGAGTTCAATATCACCGCACCCGCCACCGACGAGGCGAAACAGTGGTCAGGCTGGGGTACAGCACTCAAACCGGCACATGAGCCGATCTGTGTTGCCCGCAAACCGTTATCCGGCACCGTGGCTGAAAACGTACTGACGCACAGTACCGGCGCGCTGAATATTGACGGGTGTCGTGTAAACCCAGGCGAGTTAGTGCCGGGAGGCGGGAATGGGAAAGCAAACCACGGCGGAAACTTTACTGGTGAGTACAGAGGAGAAAGACCAAAGGTTGAGGCGCACACTTCCGGCCGCTGGCCTGCCAACCTGATACACGACGGCAGCGATGAAGTGCTGGCGGCTTTCCCCGACGCTAAAGGTCAACAGGGGCAAAGCAACGACAGTCAGCGCAGTAAGAATAACGTGTACGGCGCACCGTCCGATAATGGCAAGACATACACACCACGAATAGATACAGATACCAGTGCAGCACGTTTCTTCTACTGCGCTAAAGCCAGTAAAGTCGATCGCGATGACGGTGTGTCGCTCGCTGCAACCTCTGCTGCTGAAATGGTTGACCGTGATGCTGATAGCGCCGGTATGAACTCACCGCGCGCCGGGGCAGGGCGTACATCAGGTGCACGTAATGACCACCCGACTGTTAAACCCACAGCATTGATGCAATGGCTTGTAAGACTCGTCACACCACCAGGTGGTACTGTTCTCGATCCGTTCACCGGCAGCGGTTCAACTGGTAAAGCGTGTATGCTGGAGGGGTTCGAATTCATCGGTTTTGAAATGGATCCGCATTAC